TTCTCTATTCCAAATAATGTGTATTGCGTAAGCACCTTGAAGTTTAAAATCAAAAGCAACTTTTTTAATTACTTGATGTAAACTTTCTTTACTGTTTGCGTGACGCATAAATTTTTTAAGTTTAACAAATGCGTCAAGATTTGTGTCGTCATCGTCAAGAACTAAGTCATCTCCTGCAATCATTTCAGAAGTGGCGTTTATAATTGCGGCGTGTGTGGACGAATTGTAATAAAGATCAATTAAAAACTGTGGATAGAGGTTTGCCCAGTCTTCCGTTCCATATTCAATGTAGTCTTTTCCTCGTATCTCACGAATTACAGGAGCAGTTTGCGTTTCTAGATTTACTGATAAAATTTTGTCTTTCATATTATTCGTTATTAGTCCAATCAGATGAGTACATTATATTTAATATTTGTTTGTAGTTGTATTGTTGTAAACCTTCTAAAAAATCAGGTGTTTCACCGTCAAATTTTAAAACGCACTTTGTTCGATCAAGTGACAGTCTTAATGTGTCTTGACTTGTTTCTTTAACTTTTGTAAAGTCTATTAAGTCAACATCTGTCATATTATAAATTACGTATTTCATATTTTATTTTTAAGGTACGTCAGTACTAAAAGTTGTTCCGTTTACTAATGTACCAGAATTCGAATTTGTTGAACCGTCTGCAATTGTTGTTCCTGATCCTTCTTCGTTTCTCCAATAACCTGCTAAATCACTTTCTGCACTTAAATCAGTTGGTACTCCAGAATTATATATAGCTAATATTTCTGCTGAACTTTTTGGTGCATCAAAAATAGCAATTTCGTCAATTTTACCTTTCCAATATCCTGTACCACTTAAACCATTTCTTCCTAATTCAAAAACAGACGGTGATCCAGACCAAGTTCCAAACGTAGTTTGTGTTGTACCTACCTGTGCGCCATTTATATAAGCAAAAAATCGACCGCCAGTTACGTTCCAACTCATTGCAAAATGATAAAAGGCGTCGTTGCCTTCAATACCAGAAGCATCAGTTATAACTTGTGTATTTGTTCCTGCTGCTTTATACATAAATTTAAATTCATCTGATGAATGTAAATAAATTATTGTTGCTTGATTGTTAGAATTTGTATAAAATTTAAATATCGGTGTGTTGTCAGTAACGTCAGATAATTTTGCCCAAACAGAAATTGCGCCACCTTCAACATCAATTACACTTGCTGCACTATTTAAATTAACATAATCGTCAACACCGTCAAACTGCAAAGAATACTTGTTTGTAAACGATTCTACTGTGCTTGAACCTATTACTAATGAACCTCCTAATCTTAATGCTAACATTAGACAATGTCGTCACGGTAACCAATCCCAACACCGCTTGTTAAAGTTATTGCCGTTATATTCATAAACAGGGTAGTTCCTGCAGGAAGTGTCGTTTGCAACGCTGCTTCACCTGTTGCGTCTGCAACTGTAATTGATGACACTACACTTTCAACAGGGAAATGAACACAATAAAAGTTTTTACTTGTTTGCGCTGCGGTTGTAAAAATTTCTGTGTTACCGTTTTTACCTAGTTGTTCGCTTAATAATTGTTGTACGTTTTCTATAGCCATTTATTTTTGTTTTATTGTCCGTAATATATATAATTTCGAAGTTTAGATTCTTCGTGTTGTGTGTATTGAACTTGCGAAGTACCTGTTTTGTCTGCAACATACATTTTACCCTTTGTTACAAGACCTTTAACAACTCCTTTTGTACTTGCAGGTGGTGATAACACGTCAACTTCTGTAACTGGCGCATTACCAACTGAAATTGAAACTGTTCCAGTCCAACTTACTTCATAAACTTCGTATTGATAATAACCAGACGGTTTAAAGTCTACTTTACCTGTGTAAACGTCAGGAGTTGAATTGTAAGTAAATTCAAACTTTGTATACCTTTCAGTTATTAAATTTACTGTAGAATAAGCATATTGAACTGCACCACTTAAATCATTTGTAAATTTAAGTAAGTGTCTGATTTGACTACTTGTTACAGAAGTATCAATTCTGTTGTCTTCTGTTTGTAAGTAAAATGTTAAATCAGTTTCTGTTATTGCTTGTATCATAATTAATAATAGAAATATTTGTTATTTATTTGCCTATAAATGAAAAAGAGTAACTTAAAAAGCTACTCTTCTTCAGAAAATATTTATAAACTACAAATAATATTATGAAGTTACAATTGAATTAATTGTAAATGCAGTGTTATCAAAAGGAGTAGTTGTATAGTCAGCAACCATTGAAAAAGGTTCTGGCTCCATTCCATCGAATGTGAGAGTGTATCCGTTCCTGTCAGCGAATGCCGCTCCGCTATCCATAGTTCCTGCGTTTAGTTCTAAACCGTTTGTTACTCCTAAACCAACGATAACATCGTGACCGTTTGTTAATTGTTGATTTAATTGAGCAAAGACAATTAGTCTAGTTTGTCCTAAAAGTTTTATTTGATTTTGGTCTTCTTTAGTTAATCTGTTTAGAATAACAGTTACAGAAGGAGTGTAATATATTGTTCCGTTTTCACGTGAACCAACAATTGTATCTGTCAAACTCGCAACTCCAAGTGGTGTTGTGTATCTGTATAAATCGTTAGAACCCATTTCAATGTCAGTAATTTCTCCTGAAGATACAGGAATTGAAGTTACTTGATCGTAAACCGCAAAATATATGTACTTTATTCCTCCAGAAATTCTGTTACAGTCTAACCCACGACCTTTAGTTAATGAAGTACAAGCCATTTTTTATATTGTTTTAAAGGTTAAAGAAACAGAAGTTGTTACACTTCTGCTTCTATTTAATTTGTTTATTATGATTGTCTTAATATGTCAGAGTTTATTCCTGTTTGAACTCCTGCGCTATATCTAGCGACAACCCTCATATTATCTGATCCGTCCAAAGCAGCCATATCCATAATAGCTATTCTTGTTTGATCTGAAAGAAGATCCGTTCCGAAAAATAAGTTTGATTTCTCCGCTATAACTACTTGATTGTCAACCATTCCAGGGCATACTGCAATTTTGTATCCTTCAAATACTGGCTCATAATCTCCATTCATATTGTATGCGTTTACATAACCTAAAGTAGAGATTGCAGAAACATAGAAAGAATAAGTCTTACTATTCATATAAATGTAAAGGTCTTCCTTTCTTAATACCGCTGGTATGTTTGCAGCTAAGTCTGAAACCGCAGTTTGTAAGTTTGCAATAATATTTGCAGCAGTATAAGCCGCTGAAGCTGACGACGCCACAATACCTGCACCTGTAGAAATTGAACCTGCTGCTGCATCTAAGAAACCTAAAAATCTACCTGCACCGTTATCACCTCCCCAAACATCGTTTTCAACACCGTTTGCGATAACTTCTCCTAAGTATGATACAACATAGTCATCGAAAGATGCTGGAGGTGGAGCACCTGCTCCTGCTCTCATTTGTAGGGCTTCCCAAGAATCAAGAAGTTCCTTTTTACATAAGTCTGTGTTAATCATTAAATTTTTTGGCTCCAATACATTTTCCGTTAAAGCTAATGTACCTGCACCTGTAAAATTACAGTCAGCATTTTGTATCATTCCTGTTGCTGCCATTTTTTGTATGTTGGATTTGAATTTAATGTTTTCAATCATTGTTAAAAAATCCAACGAAGTTGCTTGTTTTAAAGCTGCCGAGATATAAAATCCTGCTGCCTTTCCTGAGTAATTACTCGTTGTTGTTAATGCCATTTTTTATTGTTTTTAATTGTTAATATTTATTTACCTAAATTGTATAAGAATTTTTCGTTCTTTGACAGTCTGTTAAATTCTTTTTTAGAAAGTTTTTTTCTGTCAGAACTAAATTTGTTTGTGTTAACTGGTGTGTCAGCCGGTGACTTAGACAATTCTGTTTTTAATTTTTCGTTTTCTTCTTTTAACTTTTTAATTTCGTCATCTGATGAAAATTCAACAACTTCTGTTGTTTTTGTTGTTACAGTTTTTGGTTTGTCTTCTGTGTCTTCTGACATTTCAACATCTTCTGTTTCACTGTCGCCAAGTCTAGCTTTAATGTCAGCAATTGCGTCTTCTAAGTTTTCAACTTTTTCTTTCATTTCTTCGTACGTTTTAGCCCAGTCAGTTTCTTCTGCTTCGCTTTCGTACTCTTTTTTCTTTTTCATTT